CGCTGCTCTTTCTCATTCGGACCTTAACGAACTGTGCCGTGCAGCTTTCGAGGATACTCGCAATTACGGTGGTTCTTTCCATGATGCGTTCGTAGCACACGCCGACCAGGATTACGGTATCGGTAACATCGACCTGCTGTTCCCGGATGCCAAAGCTATCAATAACACTCCGGAATTCATCAAGAGAGAAACCGAGTGGGTTGCTGGCGTCATGAGCGGAACCAAGCATGTGCCGTATACCCGGATTAAGTCCCTGTTTGCTGACATCACGGCTGACGAAGCTCGGGCAAGAGGTTACATCAAGGGTAACAAGAAGATTGAGGAATTCTTCGCTCTGGCGAAGCGTGAGACTACTCCGCAGACGATTTACAAGAAACAGAAACTGGATCGCGATGATATCCTGGACGTTACCACAATTGATGTCGTCAATTGGTTGTGGTCTGAGATGCGGCTTATGCTGAACGAGGAACTTGCTCGGGCGTTCCTGATTGGTGATGGTAGAACTGTTGGTACTCAGGATAAGATCTCTGAAGATCACATCCGTCCGATTGTCAGTGACGCTGAACTGTTCATGGTCGCCGAAGCTCTGACTTCTGCTGCTTCCGAGAATGCCGCCACGATGGTCGAGGAGATTTCTAAGAAGCACAAGAATTACAAGGGAACCGGTTCGCCGACTTTCTTCACTACTGTTGATCAGCATACCAACATGCTGTGGATCAAGGATCTGAACGGTCGCAGAATCTACGAGTCTGATGAGCAGCTTTGCTCTGCACTGCGAGTCAGCAAGATCGTCGAGGTTCCGGTCATGGAGAGCTTCACCAAGACGTTCTCCGGAAGAACAGACATCGCTGACGGCACCTATACCCTGGCTGGTATCAAGGTCAATCTGTCTGACTACGCTGTCGGTACGGATAAGGGTGGCGAGATCAACTCCTTCGATGACTTCGACATTGATTACAACCAGTATAAGTATCTGCTTGAAACCAGATGCTCTGGCTGCCTGGTCAAGTATCATGCTGCACAGACCTTCTGGCTGCCGAGCGCAACCGCCGCGTCTTCGACTGACGAGGATGCCGAGGGTTAAACTTCTCGGTAATTTCAAAATGAATGGAAAAAGGTGATGAAATGGCTAAGTATGCTGGAAAGATCGGGTTTGTAGAGACAATTGAGACTCGACCCGGAGTCTGGGAAGAGAAAGTCGTTGCCGAACCTGAGTATTACGGCGACATTCTTCGACAATCAAGGATGTGGCAGGGTTCAGAGAATCTTAACGACGACCTGAATGTGAGCAACCAGATCAGTATTGTGGCGGATCCTTACGCATTTCATCACTTTCATTCGATGCGCTATATTTATTGGTTTGGAACGCGTTGGAAGATTAGCAATGTTGAGGTTAAGTTTCCCAGACTCATTCTAACATTGGGAGGTGTGTACAATGGGCAGCAGACTGGAACTGCATGAAGAACTCGTTGAAGTTCTCGGATCAAGGAATGTGTACTTTCAACCTCCGGAGTCTGTGAAGCTTCAGTATCCGTGCATTGTCTATCGACAGGGATCCGGTAAAGCATTCCGCGCAAACGATCGTCTGTACAATCATGTGAAATCGTATGAACTTACGTACGTCACAACTGATCCTGATACAGATGTTCCATTCAAACTGTTATCTAAGTTTCAATTGATTGATTTCAATCGGTTCTATGTCGCCGATAATCTCAATCACTATTCACTCACACTATATTTTTAGGAGGACAACTCTATGTCTAAACTTGTATGGGATGAAACTGGCGCACGTCTCTATGAGACTGGTGACAAAAAAGGCGTACTGTTCCCGTGGGATACCACTACAAAGACCTATGGCGCTGGCGTTGCCTGGAATGGTCTGACGGCTGTGTCCGAGAGTCCGTCTGGCGCTGAAGAGACCGCTCTGTACGCGGATGACATTAAGTATCTGTCTCTTCGTTCTAACGAGGAGTTCGGTTACACGATCGAAGCTTACACCTATCCGGACGAGTGGGCGGAGTGTGACGGCTCTGCGTTCCTTGCGTCTGGTGTGAAGATCGGTCAGCAGAAGCGTAAGATCTTCGGCTTCTCCTTCGTCAGTACGATCGGTAATGACACCGAGGGTAACGACTATGGATACAAGATTCATCTGATCTACAACTCTACGGCGTCTCCGTCTGAGAGATCTTATGCAACCATCAACGATTCTCCGGAAGCGATTACCTTCTCTTGGGAGGTTACGACGACTCCGATTGCGATCGAGGGCTTTAAGCCGTCTTCTGAGATTACGATTGACTCCACCGCGGTTGACGCTGAGGCTCTGGCTAAACTGGAGACGATCCTGTACGGCTCTGACGATGCTGAGCCGAGACTTCCGCTCCCGGAAGAAGTCATCGAGATCTTCACACCGGCCGCAGGCTGAACAACTGAATAAGGTATCTATTGGAGGGGCTGCTTCGGCAGCCTCTTTAAAAAAAGGAGGAATAACTAATGCTTAAGAAAACTATTACTTACACTGACTACGATGGAAATCAGAGAACTGAAGATCTGTACTTCAACCTTAACAAGGCGGAGATCGCCGAGCTGGAGCTTGAAACCCCTGGCGGTCTGAGCAAGAAACTGGAAGACATTGTGGCCGAGAAGGATTCTGGAGCCATGGTTAAGGTTTTCAAGGATCTGATTCTCAGGTCTTACGGCAAGAAGTCTGCGGATGGTCGGCAGTTCATCAAGAATAAGGAATTGGTTGATGAGTTTAAGCAGACTGAAGCGTTCTCCGAACTGTTCATGGAGCTGGCTTCGGATCCGGATGCGGCTACTGCCTTCGTTAACGGGATCATTCCGAAGGATCTGCAGGACGCTGCTAACGATGCAATTAAGAGCGGAAAAGCACCGGTCCTGGCACCGGTTGGTTAATAGAAAGGAGGGAGTGGAATGCTTCGAATTGTAGTGCCTGCCGTTGAGAAATTCGACGAAGAGCGGAATGAGTTCATTCAGACAAAAGAACAGGTCCTTCAGTTGGAGCATTCTCTCGTCTCAATTTCAAAATGGGAAGCAAAATGGAGGAAACCATTCCTCGTACAAGACGAAAAGTCGATTGAAGAGACGTTAGACTACATCAGATGTATGACCATCACGCAGAATGTGGATCCGAACGTCTATAGCAATCTTTCACGGCAGAACCTTAAAGACATTGACGAGTACATAAAAGCCCCAATGACCGCTACATGGTTCAGTGATGCCAATGGTAACAAAAAGAAGGGCCGAAAGAACGGCGAAGTTATTACTGCTGAGATCATCTACTACTGGATGTTCGCTTCGGGGATTCCGATCGACTGTCAGAAGTGGCATCTGAATCGTTTACTCACTTTGATCGAGGTATTTGAAAAGAAGAGCGAGAAGCCGAAGAAGATGTCCCAGAAAGAGATTTACAGCAAGAATCATGCTCTTAATGCGGCTCGTCGGAAAGCACACGGTACTAAGGGGTGATCTTATGGTTAAAGCCGAAGTGAAAGGTGGCTTTTCCAAAACACTTGGGCGTCTTGATAGCATGAGGAAGCGTAAGCAAAAAAAACTTCCTCAGATACTTGATAAGTACGGAAAGAAAGGGGTAGAGGCTTTGGCTGCAGCTACCCCTGTTGATACAGGTTTAACAGCAGCTTCGTGGGGGTATACTGTTACAATCACGGAGAATTCAGCGGAGCTTGCCTGGTATAACACGAACGTAAAACAGTACGTTAACATTGCTTTAATTATTCAAATGGGCCATGGTACACGTGGTGGTACATGGGTCGAAGGTAGAGACTACATCAACCCTGCTATTAAACCTATATTTGAAGAGATGGCTAGAGAATTGTGGAAGGAGGTGACGGCATGAGCACTAACATTGACGAAAGTATAGTACGTGTAAAATTTGAGAATGAAGGCTTCGACAAGAAGATTGAAGATAGCATTGAGTCGATAAACAAGTTTAAAGACAGTCTTAATCTGGAAAAGTCTGCAGATAGTCTCAAAGGTATTCAGAAGCAAGTTGATCAAATGGACTTCACTAAGCTGATGAACAACGTTGAAGAACTTAACAAGAAGTTCTCGGTAACCGGTATCGCAGCTCAGGAAGTAATTAGACGCGTTAGCAATAGTGCGATGAATGCCGTCAGCAACGTCTACAAGAGCACTCTTGGTAAAATTGGACCTACTGCTATTTGGAATCAGATTATGACCGGCGGTAAGTCCAGAGCATTGAAGTTGGAACATGCTAACTTCATGCTTGAAGGTATCTACAAGAACACCGAAAAAGTCGAAGCTGCTTTAAAGAGTGCTAACGATGCTGTTACCGGTACGGCTTATGGTTTAGATGCTGCTGCTAACGCTGCAGCTCAGTTCGCTGCTTCCGGTATGGAAGGCGGCGACGAAATGACTTCTGCTTTGAAGGGCATTTCGGGCGTTGCTTCCATGACAAGTTCAGAGTTTGAAGACATAGCTAGAATCTTTACTACAGTTTCTGGTAACGGTCGTCTTATGGGTGACCAATTACTTCAGCTTTCTGGCAGAGGTATCAACGCAGCAGCTGCTATTACCGACTTTTTCAATGGCGTTAGAGATGGTTCGATAGATCTTAAAGATGCCAATAGCGAAATTTCAGAAGCTAATGAAGAACTCATAAAATCTATTAAAACTTTGGATGGAGTTAGTGCTAGTGCTAAGCTTACAGAAGAAAACGTTCGAGACATGGTCTCTAAAGGCAAGATCAATTTCAAAATGTTCTATACAGCAATGGATCAAGCTTACGGAAAACAGGCTACTAAAGCTAATGAAACCTACACCGGTGCTATTTCGAATTTAAAAGCAGCTTTTTCCAGAATAGGTGCTAAATTCTGGACTCCGATGCTTACGAACATTAGAGATCTAGCTAATGCTGCCAGACCGTTAGTTAACGCGATTAACAACGCTATCACTCCATTCATTAATCTTATTAATGCAGCTACTCAGGCAGGCACCACGTTCATTGTTAATGTGCTGGAAAGAATGACTTCGGCAGTCGAAAAATTGGCTAAACCGATGTCAAACTTTACGACGCTCTTCGACTCGATCCTTGAGAATACGTCGGATACAATCAAAGATGCCGAAGGTAATGTCGTCGGTAGAGTTAATTCGTATTGGAAAGCCCTTACTTCTGCTTTTTCTCAGAGGGATAAGATTAAAGAAGCTACAGAGTATATGGCAGAACATGCCGATGATAAAACTCTTACCTTCGCGAAAGCCCTTGAAGCAGTTGGTGCGAGTTTCACCGCCGCCGGGGATGACGCTGAAAAAGCAGGGACTCAGATCGAAGAAACCCTTGTCGGCATTGGCGCGACTTCTGAGAAAACTGGTGAAGCCCTTACCGAATCGTTTACAGCGGCTAAAGAAGCTATAGAGAACATCCTTAGTTCGGAAAACAAGTATGGTAATGGTGACGAACGTATTGCGAATCTGGATAACGCTGGATTTAACGGACAGAAAATTCAGGATGCAGTTAATCTCGTAGTTAAATCTGGCTATTCTATTGAAGACGCGCTTAAAGAGGTTGGCTATACTGCTGAAGAAACGGGAGAGAAGATTGACGAAGCCCTGAATGGAGTTGAAGAGTCATCTGAAGAAGCAGAAAAGAAAGTCACAGCATCGTCTGATAAGATCAAGAAAGCTGTTGAAGAAATCTGGAAAGGCAATCTGGGTTCTGGTGATGAACGTAGAGCGCTGCTTGAATCTGATAAATGGGGGCTTGATCCTGATAAAGTTCAGGAAGTCGTCAATTACATGGACAAGTACAAAGTCTCTGTTGAAGAAGCAATGGAGGCTGTTGGCTATACTGTCGAAGAAACCGGTACTCAGATTGAAGAAACCCTGGTTGGTGTTGGCGCTACTACTCAGGCAGAAGGTGCGACTATTACTGAGAACGCCAAGACTATTAATGAGTCATTCGTAGCAATTGGCGATGATCTTAAAAATCTTGACTTCCGTGGTGCTTTTGATGAGTTCAGAAATTTCACTGTTCCTGCTGGTATCGAAAGACTTAAAGAGATAGCCGAGACGGTTGCGAAGGTGTTTGGTATTGAACTTCCTCGGTCTACGGAACGATCATTGGATCCTTTAGAAGATCTTGGCGATACGGTTGAGGGTGTTAGCGATAAGACACAATTCCTTGGAAAACCGTTGGTTTTCGTAACTCAACATCTCGAAAATCTTGGCATTAGCACCAAAGAGACCGGTAAACCGCTGGAGTTTCTCGCTAAGCAGCTCGGGGATTTAACAGGACCATCGGAGACATCTGGTGAAGCCCTTAACGTTCTTGCAAATAATATGGATTCAACCGGTGGATCTAGCGAGAGTCTGCTGACTAAGTTAATATCTTTTGTCACCAAACTTAGAGAGAGGCTTTCTAGTATTCGATCCAGTATCGCCGAGTTTGGTAAAAACATTTGGAATCTTGACTTTGATGCTGCTGGTAAACAAATCAAAGATGGTTTTAAAATATTACAAACTATAACTATTTCAAAAGTTGGCAAATTAAAGAATAAATTAGGTAAAGTCGGTGAAAAAATGAAAGATGTCTGGGCCGACATAGTAAGCTTTAACCACAAGTCTCTTGGTAATCGGCTTAAAACGGGCATCACAAGTATTTGGACAATAATTAAGCCTAAGTTTTCTAGCGTTTCTGGTGGACTTAAGTCATTTAAAGATAATACGACAAGTGGCTTTCAATCGTTTATTACGAGTATTAAAGATAAATTTAAAGATTCAAAGTCTGCAATTGGACAATTTATATATAATACAGTAAGTGCTCTTGGTAACTTTGGAGACTCAGTTAAGCATAAGTTTAATGCCATTGCTCTTTTTCTTAAACCCATTGTAACTAGAATTAAATCTATATTTAAAGGGATTTCTAACGTTTTTAAAGGATTTACTGATTATGTTTCAGAAAATTTCGGTGATCTTCTTCTGTTTTTACAAGAATTAAACTTCGCTAGAAGCTTGTTTAAAATTACAACCGCTATTTCTAACTTTGGAAAGGTATTTAAATCCGTTTCTAAAGTTATTAAACGCTTTAGTCAAACAATCAAAGCGTACAATAAACAGCTGAAAGCTGCGGCTAGAAAAGATAACGCGACAGCGCTTTTGTACGTAGCCGGAGCACTTGGTATTCTTGCTGCATCATTGTGGGTACTTTCAAATATACCTACTGAAAAATTAGTAAAAGCTGGTGTAGCGCTAGTTATTCTCGGTGCTGCTCTACTTGCATTTATGTATGTTTATCAAAAGATCTCCGGTGCGAGTGGTAATAAAATTACAAAAAACCAGAATAAATTTTCAGATTTTTTAGAACAATTAAAAGATGGATTTAAAGATTTCGGTAAAGCAGCAAAATATTTAGCTCTTGCTATTCTAATTATGACTATCGTTGCGGCACTTGCTTTAATGATAGTCGTAATTAAGGCTTATGCAAACTTATTTGAAGATGACGAAATTAAAAAGGGCGGTACAGCGAGTTGCTCAGGTGCTTATCGCATTAGCTGGTTCTATTG